TCCCACCCACAGGTACCAAACCTGTAGAGAGCAAGGAGCCTCAAGGGGAATTTGACTTTGAGGCACCCGCAGAAGACCAGCAGGAAGTCACACCGCCTCCAGGCACAGATGTTCCTAAAGCACCTAAACCTAAGAAGGACAAGAAGAAAAAGAAAAAGAAACAACCTAAGCCAGGAACCACAGATACTCAGCCTTCAGATCTTCAAGAGACAGCTAAGGATTTATCGGCTCCGCTACCCGAACCACAGACTCCCATTGTACCTATGAGCACAGATACAATGAAGCAAGGCAACCCAACTAAGTTGTACGTTGCAGGGGAGTTTGGGAAACTTTCAGAGGTACCTTCTCAATGGGCAGTTGTCGAGGCAGATAGCGTTATTACCTCACACGATCCTAAGACCTTTTCCGAGGACGGCAGGCACAACGTGGGGAATGAACGCGCCTACCATCGGGACAAGGCAGAGCAGGCAAAGGTAATCAGCCAAGCAAACGACTTGCGCCCAGAGCTTGTTGTTAATACGAATCCTGACGCCACAAATGGAGCACCTATCATAGATGAAAATGGCGTTGTACTTGGGGGCAACTCGCGGTCCATGTCCATGAAGAGGGTGTACTCTGATAGCTCAAGCTCTGCTAAGGCGAATGAACTTAGGGATTACATTAAGAACAATGCCGCCCAATTCGGGCTTACGTCAGATGACGTTAGTGGCTTGAAGAATCCAATTCTTGTAAGACAGGTGGCTCCTCAAGACGATGCGGAGAAACAGCTACTTGTACGACAACTTAATGAAAACTTCACTCAGGCGATGGACCCAAGAACAATGGCGGTTGCTCAGGCTCGTAGGTTCGATGAGAAAGCCGTGAGTTCTCTTGCAGAAAACATGGAATCGGATGAGACATTGAGGAGTTTTCTAGACAGTAAGAGAGGTAAGGGATTTATAGATAGCCTCAAGAGCGCAGGTATTATTAGTCAATCGAATCAAAACGCATACATTAACCAGAAGACAGGTAAACTCAATGAAAACGGAAAGGCGTTAGTTGAGAATGTTATTGTAGGAAAGATGCTACCTAACGCGGATTTACTTACTCAGGTATCTCAAAAGACAATGAACGCTATTGCTAGAAGTGCTCCGTACATGATGCAGGCGAGCGGGCTTGGGGATAAGTACGATATTAGAGGAGATCTGGCTCATGCGATGGATGCTTTAGTAGACATACAAAGTAGAGAGGGAGGGCTCCATCCTACAGATATGGAAAAGAGAAAAGAGGCTTTAGATTCATGGCACAGAAACATGGATAGTGAGTCTTATAGGGACGGTAAGTTAGTAGAGAGTCTACAACACCCTGCCAAGATAAACCCTAGAGCCAAGGCACTGCTGCAAACACTTGTGGAAAAGCCTGGACCCGTACAAATGTCTAAGGTCTTTAAGAAATACGCTGAAGCAGTGGATAGACACAATTTCGATGAAACAAGCACTGTAGGATTAGCAGGCATTTTAGATAAAAAAGACCATAACGATGTTTTCCATGAGGTCTTTAACCCTAAGAAAAAGAAAGAGTCTGAATCTCAGACACCAGACAGCCCAATTCCAGCCATTGGAGCACCCCCAGAGCAAGGAGGTTTATTTTGAAAAGGTTTAAGCCTGGAAGTAAAGCAGATGACAAGCACCAAAGGACACCCGCAAAACCCAGTGAAAGGGTTAAAGGTTCTAAGAAGAATAAGCCAGGAAGCGCAGCCACAGGGACAGGCAAAATAACACTGAGCGATGCTACTGTAAAAGGACTTGAAAACAAGGTCAAAGAGCATAATGAGAAGCATCCAGATAAAAGAGTAACCTTGGGTAAGTTAAAAGCAGTGTGGCGAAGAGGCGCAGGAGCTTTTAGCGGATCTCACAGACCTGGGATGAGTCGAGCTCAATGGAGTATGGGGAGAGTAAATGCCTTCTTATACAAGGTAAGGAACGGAAGAGGAAAAGACCCTAAATACGTACAAGATGACGACTTACTGCCCAACAAGACAAAAAAGTCAATGACTTTCTCGGAAGTGATTCGTAAGGCGAGGTCATGAGTGAGAATGTAGTCGCGGAGTTGCTTGCGACTCCTGAAGGCAGACGAGCACTTAGCGTTAAAAGCCCTGTCTTCTTCGATACTTACTACTGCGGAATGAGGTATGCTCCTCATCGAGAGAGGTGGCTGTCTCGGTTTGAAGAGACAATCGAGCGAGCTAAGGAGACAAAGGATAAAGCACGTATGCTTATCCTAGCACCGCGTGATCACGGCAAGACTGAAGCGGCAGTAACACTCTGCGTCAATGCTATCTGTCAGAATAGGAACATTCGTATACTTTGGATATCGGAGGCGTTGGGGCAAGCTGAAAAACGTATGAGGCGTGTAAAGTCTCTGCTGGAGTCTAAGAAGATTCAAGAAGATTGGTGCAGTTCCCCTGAGCAAGGTTTCGGTCCATTCAAGCAGTCAGATGAAGACAGATGGATGAGTACTCAGGTTTATGTAGCTAGAACTCTACAAAGCGTTGACCCTACGTTGGAAGCAGTGGGTTCTGGCGGTGCGATTACGGGTGGTCACTTTGATCTTATCGTAGCAGACGACCTTGAGGACGATAAGACTACGTATACTTTGAATCAGCGACAAAAGACTCGGGATTGGTTTAGAGGTACAATCGGTCCAATGCTAGTCCGTGGTGGTACTATGATCGTGATTGGTACTAGAAAGCACCACGATGATCTCTATGGTCACATGATTGAAGATCCAACTTGGCGGGTCATAGAAGACAAAGCTATTTCTCAATTTCCTGAATCTTATCATTTCATTACTGAGAAAGATGAGCACGGGCGTGAGGTTATTACAGACGTTCACATTGAAGGTAATACTGAGGTTTTATGGGAAGCGGAGCGAGACATTAAATACCTGCTTAGGGAGCGACAAGCGGTAGGGCAAGTGTTGTTTTCTCGCGAGTTTCAGAATGAGGTACAGGACGATTCTGCTGCTGCATTTAGAATGGAGTGGATAAAGAGTGCTCAGGAGAGAGGTAAAGGTCTAAGTCTGTACGAACTTCCAGACGAAGATCTAGACATCGTACAGGGTTGGGACCTGAGTCTAGTCACGGACGCCAAGGGCGCAGCGAGTAGAGACACGGACTTTACAGTGGGTGTCACCTGGGGCAAAGATAAGCACGGGAACCGCTACCTTCTCGGGCTCAGAAGAGAGCGAGGAATCACCCCAGCGAGATTACGTAGCGTGATTGTCTCTGAATACGAGCGTTTTGGGGGACGTGTTCGACAAATAGCGGTTGAGAAAAACAACTTTGGGGAGTTAGTTTTTCTTGGGCTACAGAGGTCAACGGATCTGCCCCTAACCCCTCACCTTACAACGGGTAAAAAGAAAGCTGATCCTTGGGAAGGTGTTTCAAGTCTAGGCATCCTGTTTGAAAATCAAAAAGTAACATTGCCTTATAAGACAGGCAGAGATCGAGAGGTATTAGAACCTCTTATCGCAGAGATGTGGGGTCTTGGTAGAGAGAGACATGATGACACCGTAATGGCTTTGTGGATAGCGGAAACTGTTTTAAGGAAGGCGTCTTTCAATTATGCAATGAGTTTTGGGGACGAGGAGTTAAATAGCTCTAATGTCGTCAAGTTTACACCTAACGAGAATAGTCCTTACGCGCATTCTATGGATAAGCTCTGGAACTCTATGCCCTGGTTCAATGGAGATGATTAGTGGTCACAGTAGTTGAGAGAACAGCACAAGGAGCATCTGCAACAGGAAAGACAAGTGTAGCAAAGCAGGTCGGCAGCATAGAAGATTTGAAGAAGATGCGAGTATTTTCTTACTCAACAGGCGATGCTGTTTTTGTTTCAGATCAAGGAAAGAACTACATTTGGGTAGCCAACTCTACCTTTTCTGTAGATAATTTAACTGTAGTACTTCCTAACTCTTACTCGAATGCTACTGCACCCATAGGCAGATGGATCGTTGAAAAAACGATAACTGTAGAGTCTTCGGCGCAACTGAATACAGACGAAGTTGCTAAGGCAACAACTCTGGTTTTAACAAAGAAAACAATAGAAGATCTCAAGAAGGCGCGTGTAGCAGCACGGAAAAGAAACGACGGTGTAAGAGTAGCAGATCTGGATGCCACCTTTGTTTGGATAACTAATTCTAGATTAAAAACAGATGATACGAATGTAGTTCTGCCCAATTCATACACAAAGGCAACAGCACCTGTCGGTAGATGGATTCGAGAAGGAGTTTCTCTTAGAACAGGAGAGATACCCAGTGAGATAGTTCAACCTCAGACACCCACGGTAACATCTCTAAATAACCTTATACGACCCGTGCGATCTGTAAGTTATACGGGCAACCCGTTAATTGTCTTGGATACGGATGGCGTTCTACTGGTTGATACAACAGGGGGCAATGTGCCTGTTTCCTTACCCGATCCTGCGACAATCCCAACTGGTCGTTTCTTTACAATAAGGAAGGTGGATCAAAGCGTTAATGTGGTTATTATTAGTGCGTTAGGATCTGCGTCTGTGGATACGCTGTCCAGCTTTAATTTAAACAACATTGGCGGGTGCTCGCTTATCTCAGACGGCACCAATTATTTCATCTTACCATAGGGGGTAATTAAAAGAATGAGTTTCGGATTATTCGTACACAAGTTTGACACAAGTGGGAAGCTATATGATGGCGTCACGTCAAACGAATTAAACAGATTAGCGACACGTAGCTATGTCAATTCAGCCGTTTCGCAGGGTGCAGGTGATTATCTTGCGTCTGTTGCGAGTAGACTTGCGGCACAGCCTGCAAGTCCTTCACAAGGAGACAGGCATCTAGCAACAGCTACAGCAGGAGACTGGACAGAGAATAGTGTTTTTGAGTATGACGGTTCTGCTTGGGTAGAGACTGTTCCTACAGAAGGTACTCATGTATACGACGAGGACACCGACGAGTCGTTGATTTACAACGGATCTGCTTGG